GTAACATTGCAAATGTGGTACTTGAAAAAATGATTGAGGTTGATGGTAGTAAGCAAATATATAAAGACTTATCTGGCAACATTGTTGCTGATAATGTAGAAGATTTTAAAACATGGATGTCAACTGATAAATCTATGAGCCACTTAATCGCTGGCAATAAAGCAACTGGTGGTGGAGCTACTGGTGCAGGTGCAAACATTGTTAGTTCAGCACCGACAACAAACTTAACTGGTATGGGTCGTTTAGAAGCATACTTTAACAACAAAGGTAAATAACAAATGGTAGCATTAACACTATTAGAAGCTGCAAAACTCAATGATGGTTTAGAGCATCAGAAAGCAATTGCTGAACTATATGCAGGTTCATCAGATATTTTAGCAGCTTTGAAATTTCAAAATATTCAAGGTAACGCATTGATGCATAATAGACAAGAAGCATTGCCCGGCACTGGTTTTAGAGCAGTAAATGGAACATATTCAGCAACAGTGGGTGTATTGAATCCAGTCACTGATACTCTTGCCATTAGTGGTGGTGAAGTTGATGTTGATAGGGCAATCTTAAAATCTCAAGGTATGGAGCAAAGAGCAGTTCAAGAAGCTATGCAAGTACGATCATTAGCACTAAATTGGACTGATAAGTTCATCAATGGTGACACTGATAATGATGCAAAAGAGTTTGATGGCCTAGTTAAACGAATAGTAAACGATCAACTTATAAGTGCCGGTACAACAAGCGGTGGCGCAGCTCTTAGCTTAGATAAAATGGACGAACTAATCGATCAAGTTGACTTTCCAACGCATATAATCATGAATAAAGCAATGAAACGTAAGTTCATAAAAGCAGCACGTACAACCTCAGTAAGTGGTAACGTTACACAAGACAAGGATCAAATGGGTAAAACTATACATATGTATAACGGTTTACCAATTCTTACAGTTGATTTAAATGCATCTTCTAGCGCAATTCTTGGTTTTGATGAAGCAGCTTCAACAGGTGGTGCCACTGCAACATCAATCTACTGTGTAAATATGGGTCCTGGTGGTGTAATGGGATTACAAAATGGTGGTCTAGAAGTTAAAGATCTTGGTGAACTTGATTCAGCACCTCTTTACAGAACACGTATTGAGTGGATGAGCGGTATGGCTATTTTCAATGGTAGGGCAGCAGCTAGATTACAACACATTGGTGATTTAGATATCGTAGCTTAGTATTACTAGCTCTTAAGTAGTGTAGTGATAATACATTGCACTACTACATAACAAACAAAAGGTTTTAAATAAAATGGCAAATTTACATTCACAAGCGTTACAAGACGCTAATCTCGTTCTTCAAGATGCGGGACTAATTGCAGCAAGTGCAAATGGTGACTATATATTAGATATAGGTGCTGGCTTTGTAGATGCGGAAGCAATTATTGACGTTACAGCTTTAGAAGTTGCATCAGCTGATGAAACATATGATATCTACGTAGAGGGTTCAAACGTTGCAGCAATGACGTCAGGATCGGTTAATCTTGGTTCTTTACACATGGGTGTTGCAGCAGCTCCAGCAGATGATTCAAGCGCAACTGGTAGATTCGTTCTCCCATTTCGCAATGAACAAAATGGTACAGTTTACAGATATATTAGATTATATTTTAAAGTAGCTGGCACAGTTGCAACGGGTATTAACCTATCTGCATTTGTAGCTAAGAAGTAGTATAAGCTTGAGTAGCAATCACAACTAGGTCGTGCTAGTCGATAAGGGTGCAAAGCCCTTTCCTAATTAAAAATAAATAAGGTAATGATATGGAAGAAGATAACAAGAAGAAAGTTAATAAGCGATTAGAAACAACATTATCTAAGATAGCACCTAAAAAAAAGAAGAAGTCAATTGATTTTCTTAAGATCATATCAGAACAAATAGATATTCAAGAACAAAATATTAATAATAAAGACCATGAACTTGGTGTTTATAATGGGTTACTTATAGCTCGTATGTTGTTCACCGGTAAAGATGAACCTCTTAAAATATTACCACCCAGGTTAAGATAATTAATGTAACACTTTTCAAATTATATAACAAAAGAGTAAGTCATATAAAGTACTTGATTAATTACTCAACTAATATGGGATAACACATCAATGACAACAGTGGTTTGGGATGGAAAAACATTAGCAGCTGATGGTAGAATAACGGGTGGTAATGTAATTGTTGAAGATGATTCAAAGAAAATACATAAGATAAAGGGTGAATTTAGGGGTGAGCAAATGCTTGCCTACGGTTACGCTGGTTGTGCATCAGATGGTGTTCTTATTAAAGAATGGTTAGAAGATGGTGCAATTGAAGAAGACTTTCCAGATGATTTAGAAACACATTTAATTGTAATCACTAATAAAAACGCATATGAAACATTTGATGGTAATTTGGGTAAACTAATGTGTTTGAACATTAAAAAATCAGCAATGGGTTCAGGAGGTGATTTTGCATTAAGTGCTTTATTACTCGGTATGAATGCAGTTGACGCAGTTAAACACGCTTGTAAGCTTGATATTTATTCGGGCGGAAAGATAACTAAATTAAGGTTAAGATAAAATGACAATAACAGTCGAGGACGGCTCGATAGTTGCATCAGCAAATAGCTACATAAGCTTAGCAGATGCACGAACTAGGGCAACAGCATTAGGTGTGAGTATAAGTGCAACAGATAATACAGCTGAAATACAATTGATTCAAGCTGCTATTTATGTAGATAGAGAATATAGAAGAAGATTTCAAGGTTATAAGACAATTGAATCTCAAACAATGCAATGGCCTAGATGTTATGTTTATGTCGATAGTTTTGCAGTACTTACAACAACAATACCACAGGAACTTATTGATGCTCAAGTGTATGCAGCTGCTCAATTAGAAGCAGGTGAATCATTCTATTCAAATAGTGATGGTAAGAGTGTTGCAAGTGAAGAAGTTGATGGAGCTGTTAGTATTAGCTATTTTAATAATGGCAAATCAGGCGAGCAAGTGGCTTTTAAGAATGTTAGTAGAACAATTAAACCATTGTTGAATAGTCAATCAGGTGTTTTAGTTAGGAGGTAACATGTCAACATTAATAAGTAAGAACCTAAATAAGATATTAAAAGATAAACATAGCACAATTGAACTATATAGTAAATTATTTAATAGTGATGAATCATTTGAGATAACCATTAAAGGTGAAAAATTCATAGTGGAGCGAAAGGGTCATGGCTGAAATTGATGAGTTAACTAATGATTTAGCTATATATAAACATTGGATGTATAATAATGTAATATATGATGAAAACCACTACTTATGGCCTCATATTATAGATAGGTTCAATACATTAAGTAATGAATTAGAACTAGTTAAGGAAATATATGGGTACTAATACATTCTACAATAAAATGCGTGATAAAGTTGCTGATAAATTATTAAATAAGTTTGGTGGTACAACTAAAGTCACATTAAAGCAAAAGAGTTCAATATCATTTGACACAGCAACTCAAACAAATACTTATGATGAAGATGCAGATGATCAAACGGCATGGGGTGTAGTTAATCAATTTAATGCGAATGAAGTAGATGGGACATTAATAAAACAAGATGATTTAAGATTGGTAATGAGTGCAGTTGACATCACAACCAAGCCGACTACTGATGATTCAATAGTTTGGCAAGGTGTGAATTATAGAGTAATGAATGTTGATAGTAAAAGCCCAGGTGGTGTTGATATTGTCTATATTTGTCAGATTAGGGTTTAATTACCATATTGAACATATTTGAGTAGTTGTTCCGTAGCCATCTGATACCCAAACACATGTTCCCCAACTATGTGAGTAGATAGGTAAACATAATGTGATTATTAATATTATATATTTCATGTTGTTATCCCTGATTTTACGAATTAATTAACCCAGTATGTAGACATTCATTGATATATTCATCAAGTGTCATTTTGTGTCTGGGTGCTTCTTTTGCTAGTTCAGTAAGTAATTTAGTTTCTACTTCTATAAGTGTTAGTAATGTATGGGGTTCGTCTATATTGACTGCATCTAGTAGGTCTGTCATATTGTTACTCCTTTATTTAAGTTATATTTAAAATATAGTTCAACATAAACAGTAATGCAAATATAAAAGTGAAATAAAATGAAATTAATTGATAAAGATAACAAAGAAATATTAAATGTGATTGAAATAGATAAGAAAATGCAATCATATAAAGTAATTATAAATGGTGAGATAAGAGAATTTATATTAACTAAGGGACATGCTATTCCATTAGATAAGGAACTATAAAATGATATATGATTTACAATATGTTAAAGACAACAATGTACATATTCAACTATTTGATAAAGATAATAAAGAAATATTAAATGTTTTCGAAATAGATACAGTGTTTAAAGAATATCGTCATTATAAGTCAGATGAGAATAATAAACTAATACTTGATGAACATCGTGAGGTAATCAAACTAACAAGTGAATTAACTCCAGAACATTCCATAGTTATTAATGAAAGAGATTAATAGATGATCAATAACCATCTCTCATAATGAAACATTAGTCACATCTTGAACAGCATAAGTTATTACATAGATGACCCTTGGCGGCATTGTAATTATTATAGCATACTTTTTCTTCGATTTAGGGTAAAAGTTCAGTTTATTTTAAACTAATTTTAAATAATGTTATTATTCAGTAAGATATAAGAGAAAATAAATGTCAATAGATAAATTATTAAAACAAATAGAAAAAGAAGTAAAATTGGCAGAAGAAGAAGCAAATAAACAAGCTAGAGCAGCGGCATTTATAGCGCTTAACAACGTTATCACACGTACCCCTGTGGGTAACGATATCCATTGGAAATCAAAAGCACCAGCAGGCTACACAGGCGGTCAATTACGCGGTAATTGGCAAGCATCTATAGATTCAATTAAAACAAATGAATTAGATAGAGAGCAAAAGGGTGATAGTGGTTCAGCAACTAGTGAATTAAGCGGAACTATTAAGAGTTTCACATTAGATAATACATTGTATTTCTCTAATAACTTACCATATGCTGAAAGAATTAATAATGGTTGGTCAGTTCAACCAGGTGTTGGTGTTAAATGGGTAGATAAGGAAGTTGCTAAATACAATAGCATACTTGAGCAACTAATTAAGAAGAATCAATTATAATATGAGTTTTTTAAACATACAATCAGCATTAGCACAAAGATTAGAAGCAACGGTTGGTATTCCAGCTATTGCATGGGGTGGTGTAAAATATAACCCAGTTAAAGGCACTTCATTTGTAAGACCTTTGATGATTTCTAACGACTCCACAGCTCAGTCATTCGACTTTGAACATGTAAATACTGGAACATACCTTATAAGTGTGTTCGTTCCACTAGGAAACGGTGAGGGGCCTTTATTGACGTTATGCGATTCAATAGTAACACAATTCAAAGGAGGTCAAACGCTTACACAAAGCGGATCAACAATACATGTATTAAATGTAGGAATTGAGCAAATTGTGAAAACAGATGCATGGTTACAATGCAATATAAATGTAGCATATAAGAATATTCAATAAACAAGGAAATAAAGAATGACATGTAACATAAATAGAGCCGTTACGATCACATATGGCGGTACTTCAATCGGTAAAATAGTTGGTTTCAATGGTTTGGATGGTTCAGTCCCATTTACCGACGTTAGCACATTTGACTCAACAGCTAGAGAGTTTTGCGCTGGTTTGTATGATGGTGGTCAATTCACTATTGACGTGATTAGAGATT